TTTTTGGTGTGTGACTGAACACATGTGGATATGTTTCTCTTATCATAGTATTGATAGATTTAAAATGATACCCTCCATCTAAAGTTTGATATAAAAACATAGAATTTTTATAACTATCTTTATTTACAGGACTTGCATTATTTACTATCCAATCAAGTGTTTTATTGATAGACCAATTTGGAACTATAAACTGATTTTTATCACCTTCAGTTTCCTCTATGTTTTGTACTTCTTCAGATATTTCTAAATCTGTAAATAGAGATTCAATCATATCTTTATGTGAACCTCTAAGAGTTTTACTTATTCTTTCTTCTTTACTTCTAAATGCATTTGAATCGCAGAAGTGTATATTATATAGCTGTAGTATTTCGTCTGCCTTTACTATTTCTGAAATTTTATAAATTCTAAACTTTCTATCTATTACTTCTGAATTATAAGGTAATTTGTATCTTACTTTAATAATTTCTTGACCAATTAAAGAAAGGTTCTTAATTAAATTTCTTCCGTCAATCACTGATATATATCCAGTAGTATATTTACTGTATATACTTTCATACAAAGATAGACTATTTGCAAGAGGTAAAATATCTATTTTATCTTCTTCTTGATTTTGATACTGTATCGAAATCTCTTCTAAAACGACTTTACCATATTCTTGATGGTTTACTGTTTCCATATTAAATTGACATTAATTTTTCAAATTCTGTAATGACTCTTGATATTGAACTTGGTTTTATAATTTTTATTTTTCGTTTTTCTTCGTTTAGGTCAAACTCTCTTTGCCACAACGATACACTTGAATATCCACTAGTTGGTACATTAGTTTTCATACCCTCTGAGTTTTCATAATGTGATATAACGTCTCTAGGTTCTATAACACTTACGATTTGAGAAGATTTATTTTTACCCACTAATGTCTCACCACTTTCCCATAGACTACTTTCAACTCTTACTCTTTTATTTAAAGGGTCAACCTCTAAGATATGTCCAGTCCCTTTTAGTGTTGTGACTTTTTCACCTAATAGGTATTTTCGTGTGTTGAGTAGATTCCCTTGATTATCAAAGTTTGGATATTGAACAACATCTTCTCTGTTTGCAAAGGTTAAGTATTGACCTTTGTAAAACGAATCAATATGATTTTCAAATTCTTCTGAACTTAGATACCAATCATAATAATTTTCCATATCATTTACTAAGAAAAGAACCCAGTGTAAATCACCGTCACCATATAATTTAGTTGCAACTACATCAGGTCTATCACCTTCAGATAATTCATAATATTCATAATCTACAACACTAGACATACTAAATGAGGATATCTTTGCTTTTCTAAAAAAGTCCTTTATAGTGACTAACTTACCATTAGATAATCTATATGGAATAGTAGGAAAATTTTCATATAACTTATTTGACATTAGTCACCTCCTCCCTCAAAATCTAAACTCCCATCTTCACTGACTGGTGTACCTTCTGTAAAATAATCTGCTTCTCTACCGTCTGTTATCGCACCACCCTGTTTTATAGTTTTCTTTGCATTCAAGTCAACACCAAATTCTTTATTGGTAAGTTGATATTGTTCTTGAGTCATAACTACATTTTCTTGGAAACTTAAAGTCATGTCTATAATTAAAGGAGTTCCATCATCAAATGTTTCTATTTTACTACCACCGTTATATGTGACATTACATGCAGTTAAAAAAGAAGGTAAAAATCCGTCTATCTTGTCACTTATAGGCCCGACATATTCAATCTCAAATAAATTCGGAGTGTTAAAATAGTTTTCTGAAAATTCTTCCGAAGCAGCACCTAACCCTCCTGATTCTTTTGAAATGTTAAATGTGTCTGGCAACATTGCAGTTTTAAGTGTGTATATTATTTCTCTTACAACATTTGACTCCTCTACACTATTTGGTCTAAACTGGAACTGCATATCAAAAGTTCTGAATGTCATACCATCAAACATTATTTCTAATTGAGGGTTAAATGCTCTTGCATTCGCAAAATCTCTAGTTTGAAATTGTAGTGCATTAGAAGCTCTAACAAATGCTTCGTTTATTTCAGCACCTAGACCAGCTGCCATATCTCTACTAATGAATTTTTCAGAATTTAATAGTGCCCTTGAAAAATTACCAAATTCTACATTTTTATAATTAACGTTTGGTGCATTATTTTGAACGTTAGGTGCATACATGTAGATATGAGTATCAGAACCACTTAATGCATTTTTACCAGTGTCACCATTTCTTGTTTGTCTCTTTTTTATTATAAAATGAATATAATTATCGACCTTATAGTCTCTTGGATAAACTAATTCCTTCCCAACAACATCTTCGGGTGGTTTTCTTTTTGATTCTTTTCTAGATAATGCAGTAATGTTTGAACTACCCTCTTTAAGTGCTTTAGCTCTTGTTGCAAGATTAGTTTGGTATTCTAATGAATCTTGTTCAAACTTACTAACGTCTGACTGATATCCTGTTCCAAAAATCTTACTTGAGATTCCTTTTACAGATTTGATTGCAGTTGTTGCTTGATTGATTTTTGATAATAATTTGTTTACAGATGACATGTATAAATACCTTTAAATTACTTATTTATTATCTATTTATGTCATACAGTGGTAAGTTCAAACCGAAGAACTATAAAAAATATAAAGGTGACCCAACTAAAATCTTTTACCGTTCATTATGGGAAAGAAGGTTTATGGTTTATTGTGATAATAATCCCAACATTATTGAATGGGGTTCTGAAGAACTTATCATACCTTACATATCTCCACTCGATAAAAAACCACATAGATACTTCCCTGACTTCTATATCAAGTATGTCAATGGTAAAGGACAAACGGTAAGAGAAGTAATTGAAGTCAAACCAAAGAAACAACTCAAACCCCCCAAAGAACCCAAAAGAAGAACTAAACGATATCTCGGTGAAGTGCAAACATACATGATAAACCAAGCAAAGTTCAGAGCCGCAGAAGAGTTCTGTAAAGATAGGAGATTAAAATTCAGAATATTGACTGAAGACCACCTAACATAATATAAATAGTATTATGGTTAATCTAGTCACACGTTTTTCTAAAATGTCTCCTGAAGAGATTGAAAGAAATACAAAGGAGTCATTTAATTGGTTTAGACGTGCAATAGGTTCCATGACGGTTTCTGATAGACAAAGAGGACTCATAGAAGACACTTACGCAAACAAACCAAAACCACTTATAGGTGGTATGTTTATGTTTCAGTATGTTGCAAAATGGAAAAATATTTTACCATACTACGATAGGTTTCCATTAGTAATTCCATTTCAATTTACAAGAGATGGATTCTATGGTTTGAATTTACACTATATTCACCCTATGAGAAGAGTTGAATTATTGTCTGAGTTGTTGAGATACGCAAGAGACTATGATGGACAAGATGATGTTGATACTAGAATACAAATGAGTTATCAACTGATTAAGAAATCGTCTAGATTAAAATGGGCTAGACCATGTATCAAAAGATACTTAACTACTGAAATACAAAGTAGTATAAAAGAAGTTCCATATGATGATTGGGATGTAATAAGTTTACTTCCAACATATAATTTTACAAATAAAACAAATGCAAATACCGTCTACAGAGATAGTAGACTAAAAGTAGAGAGTTATTAATATGTCCTTTAAAAAATACGATTTCTCACTTCCGAAACAAACTCAAGCCTTTCTTGATACATTAAATGTAGGAAAAGATATAAAAGTTCCAACTGTTGATAATTATCTAGAAAATTCTAAGGACACTGGAAGTGAACCTTGGAATGATGAGGAGTGGAGAAAGGAACTTGCAGATACTGTTGCTGAAGGACGTAGAGAAAATTTTTCTGTAGATAAACTGATTGCAAATCTCAGTGCTCCTGCAATGTCTAATCAGTTTGAGGTGGATTTCTTCCACCCCCTATCATTAGTTAAATTGGAAGGTGTAAGATGTAGAAATGCATCACTACCATCTAGAACAATTGACGTTGATGGATATTCTCCAATGGGTAAAACTAGAATGATGCCGACTGGTTCTGTAAATGACTTACACCAAATGGAGATATCATTCTACTGTGATACAGATTTTTTAGATAGACGAATATTACAATTTTGGATGGACGATATTACAAATACCGATACTACTCTTAAACAGTCAACAGATTCTGTAGAAACAAGTTCTAAACCATTATTTAAATATCCTGACCAATATGCAGGAACTGTACTCATAAGACATTTAAGAAGAGATGCAAAAAGAAGTGGTGGTAAGGCAAGTATTACAGTAGAAAATACATTACATAATGCATTCCCAGTTTCAATTAATCAACAATCTCTGTCTATGGATAGTTCTGACATGTTATTGTTTACAGTCACAATTGCATATCAACATTTTACAACAAAGTATAGTCAAGGAAATGCAGTAGGAAGTTTATCACAATTACATAACGTATACAATGGTAAAAATAAAGTATCTCCTGCAGGACTAAATAGTGGGAGAAGATTTTTTGATGGTATTCAAGATGCACTTGGACTCGCAGCTAGATTTGGTGACGATGGTGCAGAAAAATATCTTAAGAAATTCAATAAATATGATACACAAGTAAGTAGACTAAAAAACTCTTTGAGAGATTTTAGTAGTTTATTTGGTGGTTAATAAAATATGGAGTAAATTATGGGATTACCAATCCAAACTGCACCAACATATGTGTGCAATTTAAGTGATGGGAGAGAGGTAAAATATAGACCTTTCTTAGTTAAAGAACAAAAGTATCTTTTAATTGCAAAAGAAAGTGAGAGTTCAGTAGATATTGCAAATGCACTTATCCAACTGATAGATAGCACAACTTTCGGTAAAGTTGATGCAAAAAAACTTCCTTTATTTGATATAGAATATTTGTTTTTACAAATAAGAACTAAATCAGATGGAGAAACTACAAAGGTTAGATACTTATGTGAAGTGACTGATTGTGAAGGTAGTGGAGAAGCAACTATAGATTTAAATAGTGTTGAACTCACAAAAAATGAT